ACGATTGCATGGCTGCATACCAGATGTTCGGCAGCAAGTACCCTGTTGTTAGTGTACGCAACGGCGCACAAGCTGCCATTAAAGATTGCCGTAATCAGTTTGAATACCTCAACAGCTTTGAGAATGTTGTCATCTGTTTTGACAGCGACGAGCCGGGACAGAACGCAGCTAAGGACGTCGCAGAACTGTTCGGTAACAAGGCTAAGATAATGAATATGTCTGACGGTAAAGATGCTAACGAGTATCTGCTCAACGCCAAGGCTGATGTGTTTGTTAAGCAGTGGTGGGAGGCTGAGGTGTTCACGCCTGACGGTATCGTGCGGCCTAGCGAACTGCTTGCTGCTGTCAAAGTACCACTACGCAGGGGCCTTACTTCCTATCCCTTTCGCCAACTCGATAACATGTTATACGGAATCCGCCCTGCTGAACTGGTCACGCTGTGTGCAGGAAGTGGTCTTGGTAAGTCAACCATCCTCAGAGAGCTTGTAGTAGCCATGCTCAAGCAAGACAAGGACGGGTGCATGGGTCTTATGTTCCTAGAAGAAACTCCTGAGAGGACGTTACGCGGCCTTATAGGGCTAGAGATGAACAAGCCTATACACTTACCCGACTGCGACTACTCACCGGAGGAGGTTGACAGGGTGTACCACGCCACCAACTACGAGAACAGAGTATTCTTTTGGGATGCCTTTGGTAGTAACGAGATCGAACGTGTGCTTGGACGTATGCGGTACATGGTCAAGGGTCTAGGCTGTCAGTTCATTGTACTTGATCACCTATCTATACTGGTTTCCGACCAGCAGAACGGGGATGAACGCAAAGCAATCGACATGATCATGACCAAGCTACGTATGTTTGTTCAGGAGATGCGGATCACCCTGCTTTTAGTGTCGCACTTGAAGCGTCCAGATGGTAAGTCTTTGGAGGATGGTGCGGCTACAAGTCTCGGCATGCTACGGGGCAGCGCAGCTATCGCACAGCTATCCGATGCAGTGATAGGAGCAGAGCGAAACAGTCAGGCAGAGGACGAAGAAGAACGTAACACCACCAAGCTACGTGTACTCAAGAACAGGTTCAGCGGTAAGACAGGGCCAGCAGGCAGGCTAGTCTACAACGATGACACCGGACGATTAACAGAAGAGGAGAATGCACTATGAGATGCAAAGCTTGTAACATAGAACTGACAGACTACGAAGCCACGCTTCGCTGCTCTAACACAGACGAGTTCATCGACGTATGCAGCAGTTGCTTATCTGCTGGCGGTGATGTAAACTTTTCTGATCGCGCTGACCTCAGGACATTAGCAGACATACCAGAGTTCAGTAGTTTGTTTGACGAACTGGATGAATACTACAATGAGTAAAATAGAGAAGCTGGTGACTGAAAGCATGGCTATTCAAAAAGCAGATGATAGACTGCGTATTCGTAGACGAAAGCTTGTGAAGAAACTACAAGATTGTCGCGGCGACATAGTGATAGTGGATAACGTTATCTATCAAGTGACTGAGGATGAATACCCTCACGTTGTACGGATAGGAGATATGCCATGAGCAAAATGGGACGATGGATTATACAACAGGAGCAAGACAATGACATACGCAGTTGTAGACTTAGAGACAACACTGGACTGGAAGAAGATACATCTAGCGGGTGTGTATCTCCCGAACTCTGGGAAGAGTATTGCGTGTTACAACGCTACGCAACTAAAGGAAGCCTTGACAGGTACATCTATAATGATTGGACACAACCTGATCGGCTTCGATCTGCGTAGGCTGGAAGAAGTTTGGGACTTCGTGTGGCAGGGTGACGTTGAAGATACCATGATCATGGGCAGGTTACTTGACCCAGCCATTGAAGGTGGACATTCACTAAAGCAGTGGGCCATACGTGCAGGTGAGGAACTCAAGGGTGAGTTCAGCATTGAAGACTTCGACAGGGACATAACACCAGAGATGGTTGAGTATTGCCTGAAGGACTGTCGTGCAACGTGGCACGTACATCAGCACCTGACCAAGCAGCTAAAGAAGAAGGAGTTCAGCTATGCCTGTCAGGACTTGGAACATTCAGTAGCCTTTATGGTCAGTGAGCAGATCGCTAACGGCTTCGCGTTTGATTTCAATCTAGGCTGTGACATATACACACAACATGAACAACGTATGCAGGAGATAGAGCATGAACTACAAGAGGTATTCCCACCCGTTGTGGAGTTGCGGTGGAGTGAGAAGACGGGCAAGCGTCTTAAGGATAAGGTCACGGTATTCAACCCCGGCAGTAGACAACAAGTTGCAGAGCGCCTTGAAAGCAAGGGTGCAGTATGGAAGGTCTTCACTGAGACAGGTAAGCCGAAGGTGGATGAGACAACCCTTAAGGAACTCATCCACATACCAGAGGCCAATCTTGTCCTTGAGTATCTGACACTCTCTAAGCGGATTGCAATGGTCAAGTCGTGGCTCGACTCAGTTTCTGGATCGCGCATACACGGGTACGTTAACACATGCGGTGCTGTTACTGGGCGCATGACACACAGCAAACCCAACATGGCACAGATACCGTCTGAGTCTACGTACAGGGAATGCTTCACAGTTGAGGAGGGTAACGTGTTAGTCGGTGCTGACGCTTCTAGTCTGGAGCTACGCTGCCTTGCACACTACATGAAAGATGAAGAATACATCAGAGAATTACTTGACGGAGATGTACACTCAGCAACGCAACAGGCTGCTGGACTTGCAACAAGAGCTGATGCAAAGCGTTTTACCTATGCTCTCTTGTATGGAGCAGGAGACACAAAGCTTGGATCTATCCTCGGAGGAAATGCTAAGACTGGCAAGCGAGCTAGAGATTCTTACCTACGAAACATGCCAGCTTTTGGGAGGCTGGTCAGAAAGGTTGAGTCACTTGCTTCAGAAGGAAGCCTACCCGGAATTGATGGACGACGGGTCTGGATCAGACACCAACATGCTGCACTGAACACACTGCTACAATCGTGTGGGGCAGTCATCATGAAACAGGCGTTAGTCATTGCAGGAAACAAACTCTGTAACGTGCCGCACAGATTCGTTGCGAACGTACACGATGAGTTTCAGGTAGAGACTAAGCCAGAACACGCAGAAGAAGTAGGGAGGATACTAGTTGAATCAATCATAGAAGCAGGAGAGGTACTAGAACTACGCTGTCCAATGGACGGTGAATACAAAATAGGTAAGACATGGGCAGAAACTCATTGACACCTATTAAAATACGTGTTATAATATTACGGTAGTTAACTAAAAAGGAAAGCATTATGGATAAGCCACAACCACTTACAATTAAAGGTACACTCTACTGGGTTGAGCGTAACAAGCTCAATAAGTTCAGCGACAAGTACCAGATAGTTCTTGGTAACCTGAGTGAGAAGGCTGTAGCTGCACTCGACAACATGGGCATCGCCGCTGCTAACAAGGGTGACGAAAAGGATTACTTCATTACGATGAAGAGTAAGAATCCTATGCGCGTTACAGATGAGCAGGGCGTTGAGTACGATGCTGATGTTATGATTGCTAACGGCAGTGAGGCAGTCTGTGTTGTAGGCTACTACGACTGGTCAGTAGGTACAGGACGCAGCCCAAGCATGATCAAGTGCAAGGTCACGAAGATGATCGAGTACGTTGATGACACTATCGACGAGGCTGACGCACTGTGATTCACATTGATGGGGATATCGTAGCTTACCGCTGCGCGTACAAGTCACAGGAGGACAGAGAGGAGTACGCGGCGTATAGTGCTGGTGCTTATCTGTCTGACTTGATCAGCGACTTGTACATCCTCATCGAGGACGAGCCTGAGTACCGTGTATACCTCACGGGAAAGGGCAACTTCCGCGATAACATCGCAGTCACTGCTGGCTACAAAGCAAACAGGAAAGACAAAGAGAAACCTGAGCACCTTGCTGCTATTAGGCAGTACCTGATAGACGAGTGGGCCGCTGTCGTTAGCGTAGAGGAAGAGGCAGACGACTTGATCGCCATTGCTGCTACCGCCGACGACGACTCACTGATTGTCAGTATCGACAAGGACTTCGATCAGGTTCCGGGCAAGCACTTCAACCCTAACAAGCAGAGTTTATATGACGTTAGTGAAGAAGATGCTGTACGTTTCTTGTACGAACAAATACTAACGGGTGACCGCGCAGATAACATCATCGGTATCAAGGGTGTAGGCCCAGTCAAGGCTAAGAAAGCACTGGCTGACTGCACAACTGAGCGTGAGATGTATGATGTGTGTGTCAAAATGTATGACGACGAAGAGCGTGTCATTGAGAACGCAAGGTTACTATACCTACGCCGTCAAGAAGGAGAGATCTGGAATGCGCCGAACGAGGGATAACGTTCCGAAAGGCTACGACTCGTGGCTTGAATGGGACTTAGCGCAGCAGCTTAAGGGATGTGAGTACCACCCTTGTGCCGTTGCATACGTACAACACAAACATTACCATCCTGACTTTACTTACAAGGCCAACGGTATAACATATTATATCGAAGCCAAAGGGAGATTCCGTGAGAAACCAGAGGCTCGTAAATACGTCGATGTCAAGAAGGCTCTCAAGCCAGAGGAAGAGCTGGTATTTGTCTTCCAAAACCCCAACAACAGAATGCCAGCAGCAACCAAGCGCAAGGACGGAAGCTACTACTGTATGTCAGACTGGGCAGAGCGTAACGGATTTGATTGGTACACTCCAAAGACTTTACCGCAGGAGTGGACGCAATGACTAGGCACATGATCATACCTGACACACAAGTAAAACCGGGAGAGAACTATGAGCATCTTCGATGGGCCGCTAGGTACGCTGTTGCTACTAAGCCTGACGTTATTATCCACCTTGGTGATCATTGGGATATGCCAAGTCTTTCCAGTTACGACGTAGGTAAGAAGTCCTTTGAGGGACGGCGCTACTCTGAGGATGTACAGGCAGGTAACACAGCTATGGCTGCGTTCATGGACATCATCAAGGCAGAGCAAAAACGATTGCGTAGTAACAAGAAGACAGTATGGAAGCCACGCCTAGTCTTTACGATGGGCAACCACGAGCAGCGCATCGAACGTGCAGTAGAGAATGATGCCAAGCTTGAAGGGCTGATGAGCTATGATGACTTGGCGCTGAAGGGCTGGGAAGTACATCCCTACCTCAAGCCTGTTGTCATTGACGGTGTAGCATACTGTCACTACTTCACCAGTGGTGTGATGGGCAGACCAGTTTCGTCAGCGAAGCTACTGTTACAGAAGAAGCACATGAGTTGTGTGATGGGACACGTTCAAGACAGAGACATTGCTTTTGACCGCGACGCATCAGGTAAACGTATGACTGCCCTGTTCGGTGGTATCTTTTACCAACATGATGAAGAGTACCTCAACCCACAAACTAACGGTAGCTGGGCTGGGCTATGGATGTTTAACGAAGTAGACAACGGTGCGTTTGACGAGATGCCTATCAGCATGACGTACCTTCGGAGGCGGTATGGCAAGGACGTTTGATGAGATGCTTGAGCTTATAGCAGATCACATAGATGAGATAACACTGCTTGAAGTTCTAGAGATAAACTCTTATGATCTTGTCGATAAGTTTCAGGATAAGATACAGACTAACATAGATAAGTTTAACGGA